CCAAAGGTCCAAAGTTTTTAAAGATTTTCTCTTCTTCATCAACCTTTACAAATTCAGATTTTTGACAAACTATGTTTATATTTGTTTGATCATCTTCACACTTTTCAGCTAATGCTTCATCTATGACACTCTTCAGTTCTTTAGCGTAACCCATGTAAAGACCCGAGTTGGCGGTAGATTTTTCACCACACTTTCCAAAAATCAGGTGTGTAAGAGGTTTACCGGAGACTTCTGGATCCTTTGACACGAGAACCTTACAATTACATTCCTTGAAAAGTTCAACAACTTCATGTGGATTTTTATTGATCTTTGTGTCAAATCCATCAAGGAAAATAACAATGTCATCGTCACCCCTGGTTTCAAGGTGTTGTGTCATCGCCTTGTACTTATCACTGAACCCATTCCACTTTGTTCCCCAACCCAAAACTTTGACTGGAACACCAAACTCATTATTGACAAGTTCTTCAAACATACCCCGAGACTTGTTCGCGTATGTCACAATTTCCAGAGACATTCCTATACATTATACATACATAAAAACTTCGCGCGTGTGTAATTCAAAATGAACATTGGCATCCTTACCGCTGGTGGTGTGTGCCCGGGTGTGAATACTCTCATCCGGTCAATCACTCTTCGTGAAAAAAGTCAAGGCAACCGCGTCCACGGTTTCGCAGATGGTTTTAGAGGTCTCAATCAAAATGTAAAGACATACTTTGACCAGGATGATATTGACGATGGACCCGGGTCCCTTTTGAAAACATCCTATGACTTTGTTAATGTTGATGAAGCTGTTAAGAATATTACTGGACTTGACCGACTCTATTGTATCTGTGGAAATGAATCCATGAAGTCTGCGAGGGATTTGGCCCTTGATGATCGTGTAGATACAAACATCATCGGTATTGCCAAAACAGTTTTCAATGATATGCCCGGTCTTGAATCCCTTGGATTTCAAACAGCCATTCAAGAACTTGCTCGTTACATTGATTGCGCATACATTGAGGCGGTCTCAACGAATTCAATCGTATTTCTGGAAGTGCCAGGTAGAGGAAACAGTGAATTGGTTGTACATGCGGGTCTCGCACGGAACTCTAAGATTACTAATGTCATTACTCCAGAAACAAAGGCAGACTACATGTCTGCTATAGAGTACAGCTACGCTAAGAGAGGGTATGCGGTTGTTATCATATCGGAAGTCTGTGATTACGAATACCTTCTCACGAGTATGTCTGTAAAGCCCAAACTTATTACACCTGGGTACCTCATTAGGGATGTTGAACCTTGTGTATACGATTCAATTCTCGCAGAGCGAATGGTGCGGGAAGCTTTTGCCCACGCACAAGAGCACAGAGACTTCATCAAGGGTGCGACAAATATTGTATCTTTCAACGATTATCTCCGCTTAGTGTAGGTTGAATGTTTAGGGCACTCTACAAAGATCCAAAGTTTGTGGGTGCCCAACTATCACCACCGGATCTGATTACGGTGATTACAGAAGATGGTATTGAATACTTTACCTCCGAAGTTCCATTCAGATCTGAAGCTACAATTGATAAACAAACGAAACAGGTTAAAGGTACAACTCGCGGTAAACAGAGAATAGTCCAACTATTTGGTGAGCCTGTGACAAGGCAGAAGGGTCGCTTTACAGTCACAGAGTATGAATTGTGAGAGCTCCTATAGCTCAGTTGGTTAGAGCGCGGCGCTTATACAAAAGTATATTTAGGCGGGGTCCCACCCGTAAGGGCACGCCGAGGTCATGGGTTCGAGACCCATTGGGAGCAATTTTACCTTTTAGATTGTCCCACATGTAAAAGATAATCCTATCCTATGTTAGATGATAACCCGAAAGCGTGGTGTGTTTTACAGAGCTGGGCGTCCAGTCCCCGAAGCCGAACAGCAAAGGTATCACAAAATTGGTATTCCACCTGCGTACACAAATGTTGAGGTGTACCCCAATGACCCCAAGCTTTTGGCGACTGCTGTGGATGCCACCGGTAAAAAGCATTACTACTACAGTGAAAAGTTCCTGGAAAAACAGAGAAAATTGAGAAGAGGGCGAGCCACACAAATTGACTTTTCCAAAATTAAGAGTGTCACCGCAAAGATACTCAGTGATCCCAAGCACCCGTTATGGGATGACGCACTCACTCTCCGCATGATTGTCGTGGCATATCTCCGTTCGGGATCAAGGGACAATGACGACGCCCTTGGTGCCATGTCCCTAAGGAGGAAGCATGTCAAATTGAACCGAGATGGTCAAACACTCACATTTGATTTCCCCGCAAAGAGTGGTCAACGAAGATTCTATGAAGTGAGGGACAAAGTTCTCCATGAAGCCATCTCAAAGCAACAAAAACCCCTCCTCTCTGGTAACTCAACCCATACAAGAGTCAGAGACCTTTTACGGAGGATTACACGGAATGATACCATACAAATCAAGGATGTTAGAACAGCTGGGAGTATGCAACTCTTCCAAAAGCACCTCAAAAAGTATGATGGCGACGAAAAGAAGGCGACAGACGCAACCGCGGAAACTATAGGTCATACACCCTCCGTGTCTAAAAAATATTACTTATTGTAATGAGGTACGGCTCTCTAGCGCGCA